GGACTTAGGTGAGGTTCGTGAGGCTGTTCTTAGTCTTCAGGTCATGCCTTCCATGAGGGCAATGATGACTTCAGGGCCAGCGTTGGCTCGTGACAATATCTGTGGGTACAACTGTAGTTACATTCCAGTTGATAGCCCTCGTTCGTTTGATGAGTGCATGTACATATTGATGTGTGGCACTGGCGTTGGCTTTAGTGTGGAGAGAGAGAATGTTGATAAGTTACCTGTCGTATCTGATAATTTTAATAGTTCTAGCACCAGTATTACAGTAGCAGATAGCAAGCCGGGATGGGCTAAAGCTTACCGTGAACTGGTTGCACTGCTTTACGCGGGGCAGGTTCCTTCTTGGGATACCTCTGCTATTCGCCCTGCAGGTGCGCGGCTAAAGGTCATGGGGGGTAGAGCTAGTGGTCCTCAGCCGTTGATTGATCTATTTAACTTTACTATTAAGATATTTAAGAAAGCAGCAGGACGCAGACTGTTTCCTATTGAGTGCCACGACCTCATGTGTAAGGTAGGAGAGGTAGTTGTTGTAGGGGGTGTTCGCAGGTCAGCCCTGATTAGCCTATCTAATTTAAATGACGATCAGATGCGACACGCTAAATCTGGTGAGTGGTGGGATGAACCCGACAAACAAATATATCGCAATGGTCAACGAGCATTAGCGAACAACTCTGTAGCCTACAAGAGTAAGCCTGAGATGGGTACCTTTATGCGTGAGTGGCTTGCCCTGTACGATAGTAAGTCTGGTGAGCGTGGCATGTTTAATCGTGAGGCTGCTGAAAAACAGGTGGCTCGTAATGGCAGAAGAGAGACGGGACACATGTGGGGTACGAACCCCTGCAGTGAGATCGTGTTACGCCCATACCAGTTTTGTAATTTGTCAGAAATAGTTGTCCGTGAAAATGATACACTAGAGTCCCTTAAGGATAAGGTTAGACTAGCTACCATTCTTGGAACTATGCAGTCTACCCTGACTGACTTCAAGTATCTCAGGAAGGTGTGGAAGGATAACACAGAGGAAGAAAGGCTACTTGGGGTTTCTTTAACAGGCATCATGGATCATCCTGTCTTGTCAAAGAACGTTGACAGCAAACTGTGGCTGCAGGAAATGCGAGAAGTAGCGGTGGAAACAAACCGTGAGTATGCAGAGTTACTTGGCATACCTGTTAGTGCAGCGATTACCTGCGTTAAGCCTAGCGGAACTGTCTCTCAGCTTACAGACTCTGCTAGTGGTATTCACGCACGACACAACGATTACTTTATTCGTACTGTTCGTGGTGACAACAAAGACCCCCTGACACAGTTTCTTGTGGACAGTGGTGTACCTGCTGAACGAGATGTGATGAAGCCGGACAACGTAACAGTCTTCAGCTTTCCAATGCAGTCTCCCAAAGGAGCGGTTACCCGCACACAAACTACAGCCATAGAGCAACTAGAGTTGTGGAAAACATACGCTATACACTGGTGTGAACACAAGCCATCCATCACTGTATCTGTAAAGGAAGAAGAGTGGATGGACGTAGGAGCGTGGGTGTATGAGAACTTTGATGTAGCGTCAGGGGTTTCTTTCCTTCCTCACAGTGATCACACATACAAACAAGCACCCTATCAAGACATAGAGCCTGACGAATACCTTGAGTGGAAGCAGCGTATGGAAGTGGTACACATTGACTGGAACAAGCTAACAGAGTTTGAAAAGGAAGATAATACTACTGGCTCTCGCGAACTTGCCTGTACTGCAGGGGTTTGTGAAGTTGTGGACTTGACAGCAGCTTGAATTGTTGGCACTGTAACACTAGGTTAATTTGGGGTGGTGACCATGACTCAGACTCTGATGAGTTTATCATGGAAACCAACCTAACTTGCCCAACTTGTAATTCATTTGTAATGGTATATTTACCAAAGGAAGAAGACGATGAGTAAAAAACAAAAGAACACTGTCACAGTAGACGAAGTAGAGTACAACGTAGACGACATGACCCCCGTAGATCAATACACTGTCATGCAGATACGTGATGTTCAAGATCAAATACGTAAGTTAAACTTTAGGGCGACTCAACTGCAGGCATCACAGGCTACTTTTTCAGCTACGTTAGCCAAGAGTGTTAAGGAAACAAACAGTGATACAGATCAAAATAACGCCTGATATAATAGCTCGTGCCAAAAAGAAAGCTGCCTCTGTAGGAATCCTACAGGGCAGCATAACTGGTAGTCTTAGTAATGTGGTGGGGGCTATAGGCGAGGTGATTGTAAAGGACTACGTTGGTGGTACTGATGCCAACAACAAGGACTTTGATCTGTTGGTTGGAAACAAACGGGTGGACGTAAAGACCAAGCGTTGCAACACAACCCCATCACCCAACTACGACTGCTCTGTGTCAGCGCACGGAACCAAGCAAGACTGTGACAGCTACGTCTTTGTCCGTATACTTACGGATCACAGTAAGGCGTGGATTCTTGGTGAGATACCGAAACAAACCTTCTACACAAAAGCAACCCGTTACAAAGTGGGTGACGTAGACCCAAGCAACGGCTTTGTATTTAAGGCTGATTGTTACAATCTAGCAATACAGGAATTAGAACAAGTAGATGGCTAATAAAAGCACAGAGGCTAACCTGTTTACATTTCAGGCTAATCTAAAACAGAATGGTACCATAGAGTTGACTTGGGAAGGAGTAAAGCCAGAGCANTTTGAATCTGCAATGGTAGAGGGATTACCCCAGTGGGATGGCTCACACTCAACCGCATCNCTTCTACGNTACCTTCGGTCTATGGCAGATGAGATGATGGAGAAGTCCAGAAACTACATCTAGCGTTTCTTTGTAGCTCCTGCTATTCTATCAGCTTGAGTTGGTTTAGGGTTATTGTCTATGCCTGCTTTTACACTCAACATACCGAATGTAGAACCGCCGCCTGCCATACGCATCTTTGGAGTCTGCATCATTTGATTCTGCATCATGTTCTGTTGTGGCTGACTTGATGACATCATACCGCCCCCGTAAGCTTTCTTGCGGGGTTTTTTCATGGCTGTACCACCGTACATCATGGGTTTGCGGCGGGACATACCGCCATACATCATTCCCTTACGAGGGCCGTTGTTGTAGGTTTTCATTAGTCTAAATCCCCTTCCGGTGGAGTTGTAATATCTACTATCATTTTACGACCTTCTTCACCAAGCTGTCCTAGCTCACTGATTACAAAATCTGTAACTAAGTTGTCAAAGGTATCTAGGTCTGCTTTAGTCATTTGTTTTGGAAACTTCATAATACGAAGCATCAAGTCTGCAGCCTCTTTATTTCCTGCTGCAAGTTTCATCATGTCTAATCCTGCTTGTTGTGCTAAAGAAACACCAAACTCAGCCGCAACGTATTGTGGACTAACCATACCACGAGCAAGGTTAAAGGAACGAGAGATCAATTGATTTGTACCCATAGGTGTGACGATGTTGTTAATATCAACCGTAACGTCTAAGGCACCCCTGTCATTAGCTGCCGCAATACTTATGTAATCAGCTATTTCAGATATGTACTCCTGATGATCAGAGTCTATGTATCGTCCTAGTATTGCTTTGACGTTATCTCTCTCCAACGCTTCCTGTATGTTAGAAGGTTTGTGCAAGGCAATTCTAGTGTATTCCTGCCCGTTGCCCCCAATAACTTTTCTACCTTCAACCGGAGCCAAGCCACCATGCTTGAGCATTCCGTTTATAATCATGTTACTAACACCCTTATCAAAGGCTTCTTCTGTGCTGTAGGTTTTGTTTCCAACTGTAAAGCTGTCACCTAGTTTAGCTAGTGTGGCTTTTCTTAAATTTTCAATAGCATCAGCATCACCCTCTAACACCATCTTTTGAAAGAAACTGTTTGAATCGTCAAGCCCTGTAGCCTTACTTATTATCCTAAAGCCTTCATCCATGATGCGTACATCAGAATTTAACTTATCCTGAACAGCATCTAGGTTACTGGTAATTCTTGTCTGGTACTTCTTTATACCTGCAGCAATTTCGTTGTTGTTCCGTATCAATTTCTCAATGCCGCGTTCTTGTTCAACCATGTTGTCTAAGTCCACAAGTTTGACTCTGCGAACCTTGCCATCTTGTCCCTTTACAGCCACTGTTAGTAAACCCTGTACTTCGTTTACGTTGTCTATTCTAGTGAAATTGTAGCCACCGTTTTTAATGGCATCAATGTCTAAACCTGCACGTTCCCCAAGTTGTTTTTCAATGTTCTTACCCCACTTAGCGTAAACTACTTCAGTAAAGTTTGCTCGTAGTATGTTAAAGTCTGCCAATCCTTTATCAGTAGTTAGGTCAAACACATCTTGAGTTCCCTCACCAAACCCTTGAATGAGAGTATCACGACTTCTTGTAAGTTCTCTTATAGCGTTAGCGTCACCCCGCAAAGCAGCGTCAATGTTCTTTACCATAGGATCAAACATAGTGAGAGGGTCATCTCCCTTGTAAGCAATCCTAAACAAACGATCACTCTTTACGTCTTGGGAAATTTCTTCTCCAATTCCAACATCATCAAAGAAGAAAGACTCACCGCCCTTATCTATTTTTTCTGCTGCTTTGATAGGTCCATTTTGAGACTTGTGTATTTTACCCAAAGGACCGCCCACTCTTATTCTATCAAACCATTCCATTTGATAGATTGCACGAGCTTGCTTCCACTCCTGAAATAACTCAGGTGCTTGGTTTTTAATTAGTCCCTGAACTGTGTCAGCATAATCTTCGTAACGAGAAGCAAGGTTCTCATCCCCTAGTCTAATAGAATAGTCACGGAAAGCTGAGTACACATCCATGACTTCACCCGGAGTGGCCTTAAACGCAGGGGCTTCACCACGCTGCATATAAAACAGCATGATGTCTAACGGGCGAGGATTGTCTCCTAAGAATAAAGATGTGCCGTCTTCTAACTTTGCACCGGGAGTCGTGTGCAACCTATATAGATCATCAAACTGCTTTCCTTCTAAAGAATCTAAAGAACGTTTCGCCATCTTGTTAGCAACAGTGTAAACTCGTTTACCCAACGGACCAACAAAGAAACGAGAACCCTTTGAAAAGAAACTGGCTAGATTATCTCCCTGTGGCTGATCTTTAACAAGGTCAAGTATCATATCACTGATGTCAATACTTGTACCCATTTCCGCTGCCTTCTTATCAACGGAAATAAACCCCCTCTTTGCCAGCTTTCTCATACGGGCAAATCTGTTTTGGGTCATCATCTCAAGGTTACGAGCAGTTTGCTTTATATGAGCAGCGTCATCGTTTCTTAGTAAGGCAGTATTTTCTGCACGTACTGCTAGTGCAGCCATGTTTTCTGCATACTGTTTTTCTAAAAAAGCTACCTGATCTAAGTCAGGATTTAGACTTATATTAAGTTGTAGCTCCATATCATCCAAAGATTCTAATACAGATGGTGGAAGGTCTGCGGTAGGATCAGCTAGAACAACAGAACGATACTCTCTAATATCTTTGTTCAGTCTGGCTTTATCTGTTCCTATGTCTCTAAGAGTCTGATTGTTTGCTTCTTCTAGTGAAGCTATGTACCTTGTTATCTCCCCCGGATCATCCAAGTCTGTTCTATTTGCAACTTTGTCCTTGAGTCGTTTTATTAAACGGGTAGTTGCACCTGACTGTTGTTCCATTAACCTTTGAGTCTGTAGTATTTCTGACATATTACCCAGAGATGCTGCTTCTCTAGCATCAACAGAAAAACGTGACAAACGATTTGCAGACTGTAACCATCCTATACTTGTTATAGTGGCTACATTCTCCTGCAGTATTTCCCGCATTTCGTCTTGTTCTTCTGCAGGAAAACTGCTGACAATTTTGTTAAGGCGAGTCGAGTGAGACTCCATAGCAGTGATGACCTGATCCATACCCTCATCGTCAAGTTTACCTGCAATGCGTCCTATATAGTCTAGTGCTATTCTAGTTTCTGGTGCGAGTTTCTTACCTAATGCTTTTTCGTAGTTTTGAATATTGCCATCTCTAAGGTACCCCTTAAACAAACTTCTGTTAAGTAAAAATTGAGGGGGTATGTCTGCTATAGCTTCCATAAGTCCCAGAGCTTTTCCGGCAATGTCTCCACCCTGCTGATTGATCCAATACGCTGATTTTCCAGCCAATGTAACTGCTGGCTTTCCAAGAACTATGTACCCTAACGCTGCCATTCCCTCACCAGCTAAACGGTCACCCTTAAACCAGCTATCCTCGCCACCGTCTGCAGTGTGCTTTCCCCCATAGTACATCGCAAGTGACATAGGGACCGCTTCGACAAAATTCTCTTTTACATTAGGGACTATTCTTCCGGTAAGAAACGCCTTGACCTGTAACCCTGTCAACTGTCTTTTCTCTGCTTCAAGAAGTCTGTATTCTTGAGCTAAAAGATTTTTACCTGAGTCGCGGTACTCTTTCATATCTTTAGAAACAGCATCTTTTTGTTGACTTATCTTTTTAAGATTGCCAGATACTCGCTCCATACCTGTAGCATACAGAATGGACTTCTCATTAAACTTTGAAATTTCACCCTCAAGTTTAAGGAACCTACCCGCTTGAATAACATTCATTCTACCTAGCTTGGCAGCACGTTGAATATCTGCAGTAGACGCATCAGGTTTTGCCGCACGTTCAGCTATTTCATTTATCTTACGACTGATGTTTAGTCTTTGTGCGTTTCCTGCTGCTTCTTTTGCTTTACCTACTCCTGCCATAGTGAGGACAGCTTCAGTAAGAACAACCGCATACTGTGCGGAATTAGAAAGCTTATCGATAGACTCATTAAGTAAAGCTTGAGCCATCTCTTCGTTTACAAACTTATTGTTAACAGTTACGTCATCTCCCCCCGGAGTTGTAACAGTAGAGGTGGTAAGTCTATCAAATGTTTCTTTATCTATATCCCCATCAGTAAGCTGGCGATTTAAGTCTGTTACAACCATCTCATTCATTACCTGAGACAGTTCTTTGATTCCTAAATCATCCGCTGCAACACTTCTCCACCATGCACTGGCTCGTTCCCGATCAACACTTCCCTTTTCCCAAGCTTCAACAAATGTTGTACTATCTGTTATACCAAAAGCAGCAGGTACATTTGTAGCGATTGCTGCAGCTTTTGCAGCGTCCCATCCAAAGTTAACAACGATGTCAGGCAGGTATATTCCTGTTCCTCTCAGGGTTCCTTCTTTGACTTTTTCAGTTAGCACATCCCAGAAGTCGCCCGTGGAAATGTTACGGATAAATACGTTTTCAATTGTCTTTTGATCGTCTTCAGGTAAGTTGAGAGAAGCAAAAGTTCCAGAAACAACCTGTGCTATTGCCTTCTTGCCTTCAAAGACATTTGACTGTACAGATTTTAATTTAGGATTACGTTTTGCTTCAGGGGTAGGAGCAAAAACAAACTCGCCGGGAGCAGTCTCTTGTCCAAACGCAAGTTCTGTTAGGGGTTTGTCTTGTTGTGCAGAGTGAAACTCGTAAGCGTTAGCGAGTCGGTCGTCAATCTTTGCTTTAAGTTCGGGGCTAGTATCTGATGCTCCCTGTAACTCAATCATATTTTTTAACTGGTCATTTGTTACCTTGCCAACGCCAACAATTTCACCAGTGTTAATTTGATTGTAAAATTCGTCTCTGGATAGTGGCTGTCTTTGCTTACGGATGCTTTGTTCAGCCATATCTCCTGTAGTCTTAGTTTTTAGGGTGCTAGTTTGCAAATTACCTGTAACGTCGTAGGCTACGTCTTCCCCAGCAGGTTTATCTTTTACTATGCCCCCACCCGTAATTACATCTAATCCTTTTGATATAGCTTCAACAGGGTTAGGAATTACATTAGGTATAGTTTGCTGCTCTTCGTTTTCAGAGGGAACAGGTTGAATTGCAGGTGTAGCCATTAAACATTTTCCCCTTTAGACGCTTCTATTGCCTTTTTAATTTTATCAATAAGAGAAGGCTCTGTTATAGTATTCATATTTTGATCTAATATTTTTCCGCTGGGGTTTTGGTCAGTTGGAGCAACTATGATATAATCATCTAAGTTTACAGATTGATTACCCCCTTGCCCTACACCTGTAGGAGTTTGTTTAATTGCAGAGGCTTTGTTCTGAATGAAGTCTACCGCTAATGCCGCATCAATAATACGTGCGTCGTTGTCAGTAAGAAGAGAATCACCCTTACCATAAGAAACAAACACTTTTAGTTTCTTTATGTCTCTATCCAGTTCGTCAATAACAACCTGTATTTTAGCAAGAGCTTCATCCTTGCTCATAAATCCTGCACCCAACCTGTCAAGCTGTTGTTGAATATCTTGGTTAGATAATCGACCAGATGGGTCTGCTGCACGAGCAAGCTGAAAAGCTAGAGATATACGCATTGCTTCTAATTCAGCTAAGTCTACATTTTCCGCATCACGAACCCGTTGATCTAAGCTCTCAATAAAGTCGCTAGTAAGGTCCGTAGTTTGTTCTTTTACAACGCCAATTCCTAGCAAGTCCTTTTGAATAGCTGCCCTAACACTTTGTTCGCCTATAAAAGCAACTCTCAAAGTTCTTTTTAATTGTTCGTAAGTTTCAACATCGCCTACGTCTGCACGTTTAGCTTGCATTGTTCTAAGAGAACTAACGGCGGTTTCTTTATTAAGCAACTCGTCAGAAAGTGTTGCCATTGTAAACTTTCCACTGGCTTCCGCTTGACTACCATACTTTTTTCGTAGCACGTAAAAGGAGCGAGTCATACCTGCGTCAACAGAGTCAAAGAATGGAACCTTTACGGACTTTGCAACCGCATCCCTTTTCATGTAAGGGGCTAACGCCATCACCTGCTGATCAAACGATTTGGCTGGACTTCCGTTTAGTTTATTAGAAAAATCAACTGTTGTATCATTGGACACTCTGTACAAAGAAGAATCAGGATCAAATCCCCCTACGTCAGGATAGCTTGCTATTTGGATACTTGCCGTAAGAGCATCTTTTTTCATGGGGGTTGTCATTCCCGGCATCACAAAGAATTGGTCCCTTAGAGGCTGACCGTTTGGCCCTTGTCCTATCCAGTAATTATACAAAGGTATTTGGCCTACCCTTACAGCAACAGAGGGTTTACCCAACATACCAGAAATAGCCTCATAAGTTGGCATTTGATCGTCGGGTATATTAACTGTCCCAATTGCTAACCCGTCTCCTGCTGGTTCTACCGTCGTACCTACAGCAGTATGATCAGGAAGTGTTTCAGTAAGAGTTTCATCAGAGGATGAGATATCTCCCGCACCAGAAACAGCAATTTTAAATTCACCTCCTATTGTTTTGTGTGCCTCAAGTCCCGGAAACATACTTCCTTCGCCCCCGAAAATTTTAGGAATTTGAAACCTTTTGTTTGTGTTGGTGTCAGCGTCAAAGCTTTTTCTATAATCACCCATTATTCTAGCTTGTGCCGCTGTTATGATCGGGTTTACGGCTTCAAACAAACGTCTATCGTTTCTTAATCTCTCTTGTATTTTAGGGTCAGTTAACATAGAAGCATATTCTGACAAAATAACGTAAGCATTATCTAAACTACCGTCGTCCTCTGCGCGGGTAAAACCTATGTAACTTTTTTCACCTTGTATCTTAAAGTTGTAGTCACTAGCACTGTTCATTGCTGACTGAACCTTCGCCATGTCCATAGTGACATCCCTACCCCTAGCCCCAAACGGACCGATAGGTTCCATGCTGTCTATCTCTGTATTTGCCTTTTGCACAAGA